GGCATCTACCTTCTCCTGCACCTCATCGGCGATCTGCGCGGCCCTGCCTTTCAGCTTGTCTAGCCGAGCCTCCTTGCCACCGAGTATCTTGAGTTCAAGCTCAAATGTCGCCTCCTTGCGACTCTCGTGCATGAACATTACTTTGGAATGCGACTCCGGGGTGAACTGTCGGTCGATGGTTACGGACTCGATGTAGGTCGGGCCTGAGTTGTGGTCCGTTCCGCCACTCTCCGGTGCGGGGATCATGACCGAGACCTTGTTCGTCACTGCGTTCAGGTCCAACTGTTGGGCCCCCGTAACGACCGAGCCCATAGCCGCCTGTGCCTCCATGAGTGAGACATAGCTCTCCTCGATGTCGTTGACCAATGTGCGTTGGTCTTCGGTGTTGATGAGTGCCATGCGGAGGAAGACCTTGCTGGCGATACCATCCTCTACGGCATTCCTGCCATTCTTTCCACTCTTCACCTTGATTCCCATTCGTGACGCTAGGACTGAGTTTACTCTCAACCACGCATCCACAACGGTGTCACCAGCCTTGTTCATCACATCTATGGACAGGCCAAACTCTCCGCCCTCCTCGCCTGTTGCTGCGGAGTTCAGTTCGGCGAGCTTCTTGGATGTCATCGACATGTACCGCATCTCGATTGGCACATCTGCGATCAGGAACCTGTATGTCGCCGAGTGCGCCTGGTCGTTCCGGTCGATGCGCCCAAGCACCTGCTGTAGGATGCTGATGTCATCGTACATCTGCGCGATAAGCATCATCCTCGGTCGGCGATCGTTGAACTTGTTTGCGGCATGCATGTCCAGTCCGGTGGCGGCAGACTTGTTCACAACCAGTGCGTCGATCGCCGACTCCATGCGGTCACCGTTGAAGCTGGCGATCATCTTTGCCCTCTGCTCGACACCCACCTTCCTTTTCTTGTACTTGCCGTTGCGGACCTGCTTTTCGCGACCCGTAGCTTCGCCAATCCGCATCCCTGCCGCCTCTAGCCTCTCAATGATCGCGTCGAGTGGCGATCCGCTCATGCCCGAAAGGTCCGCATTATCGACCAGCTCTTTTGCTGCCTCCCAGTCGGACAGGAAGTTGACCATCCCGTTAGCCCTAAGGAGTTCGTCGGTCAGGTACACCTCATACGCCTTGAACTCGGCGAGGTCGATATTGGCGGATTTAGAGTCCAGATCCGAAACCTCATTTGGGTCGATCGCGCTATTGACCCTGAGGGTCCTTGAGCGGTGGAGCTGGGCTATGAGCGCTTGCCTAACGCCAAACTCACCGACCTCGTCACCAACCTGCATGTCCGGAGTCTCGTCTAGGTGCTTCTCCAGGAGGGACTGGCCCGTGTTCTGGACGGCAATGATCGGCTTGTATCCAGCCTTGAACGCAGCTATCGCTTGATCCGCGATCGCCTCGGCCTTCATGGAGAGCATTATCGTAGCCATGACCGGGTGTATGTAGTTGGCTAATCCTAGCTGCTCTGCTGGCTTCACCTCCTCGGCCGACTCAAACGGGGTCATGCGCTTGAAGTCCAGGTCGGACACGCTTCCCGGTTCGGAGTTGTGCATCTCGGCGATGTTCGTGAGGGACATCGTGTAACGCGCAGCGAGGAGCTTCTTGGGCTTAGCATGCTCTCCATCCAGGCTCATGATCGAGGAGAGGATGTCTGACACCGTGTTCGCGTTATCTTCGAAGCCATCCATAGTGACCGTCGAGAACGAGGCATCGCTCATGTCCGCCTGTCTGCGGATGAGGCTTCCGCTTGCAGCCAGGGAGCCTGTGACCACCTGTTGCAGGGGTAGACCTCCAGACTTGATGAGAGGCCCCAGGTGAGCGCCGAAAACCCCCATGGGTGTGTTCGTGTACAAACCCAGGGAGCTGGGGCCCTTCGCCCATGTGGCCGACAGGAAGACCGACCCCCTCGATGCGCCAACATACCTGCGGAAGTAGTCCTTGGTGTGGTCCTTGTCCACCTTGAACTTCTGATCCTTTGCGCGGACCTGCTTGCCAACACCGCCTCCGCCAGCGGCGTTGTGGCTTTCGTCCATCACTAGGACTGCATGCGGTGCCAGTGCTGACATAAAGTTACGGCGCACCACCGCATTGTCACCTGGCCCGAGCTGCCTGTACGAAGACAGCAATACGTCCGCACCGATGATCGCCTTCAGCCTCTTACTTTGCAGCTTCTTCTGCTCTGCGGAGGCATCAGCCGGTAGGGGCTTGAGCGCGATCAGCTTCTCGGTTGCGACAATGAGGCGTTCCTTCTCCTCTCCAGTTGAAAGCGTGGACTGACCAAAAGCCCCATCCAGCGCAACCTCCAGGTTGTTGTTCGTGGCCGTCACGGAAACGCCTTCGAGGCCAACGTCTGCTAGGTCTCGGGTCGCCGCCTTGTAGAGGCTGTCGCCCTCCGTGATCCACACGGGCATGAGTCCTTGGTTTAGGGCATACCGAACTATGGAGCCAGCGATCCGGCCCTTGCCGGTTCCCGTCTGGTCCCCAATGATGAACCCCATATTGTTTTCTATCGCGAAGACAGCCAGAGCGACAGCGTCTAGCTGCTCCGCGTACAGGAACTTGGTAGCGTCTTCTGAGCCGAGCCTCTCGGAGACCCACTCGTCGATCTGAACGCCGGTCTCGGTCTCGATCTTCCTGACTGCACGGTGTGTCTGCTCGGCTAGTCGGGCTGGCATTTTTAGCCCGTTCTTTTTCCCCTTTGAAGCTGGATCGTAGTCCACCAGCTTCGCGTTCTCTTTGGCTAGAGTTGCAGCGTCCCCTCGGCCCAGGTCTGAAAGTCTTCGGGCGCGGTCTTCAGAAGCTGTGAGTGCCTCGAATGCGGCACTTGGGGCCAGCTCGGCAGCGGGTCGACCGTCAGCAGTATCTCCATCTCGACCATCGCTGTCAGTTCCTCGATCGTCGACGCTGGATTCTGCGGGTTCGCGTTCATCCACTCCCAGATCGGTTCGTTCGCCTCCTCGATCATCACTTCCACCCTCTTCCTCAGTGACGCTCTGTACGTCGACAGACTCATCGGCTTGCCCATCTGAGCTTCCACCCAGAACAGATTCTTGTTCACCCCCTCTGGGGCCCACCTTACTTTTACCATTGCGCCTCTCCTGGATGTTGACTTTGCGAGCATCTGCTGGCGAGGTCATTTTTTCACGGACAGACTTGTCCGCATTCTTGTATGCGAAGCCCCAAGCTGCCGGGAGGTACGGCACGGCGACTTCGCCGATGTACTCCTGGAACTCGTCCACGAACTCGCCGTAATCGTACACCTCTAGGGCAACTAGCTCCTCGGCAAGTGCCATGATCTTCTTTCCGACCTCGGGGTCCAGCCTGCCGCCCTGTTCGGGCGCTCCTTTGAGGCCAGAGTCGTTCGAGCCTTCGCCGCGCCCAATCTCCTCCTTGAGCTTCCGCATCCTGCGCCTCAGCTCTTTCCTCTTGTCGCTGAGGTCGTCTGCCGGAGATGTGGTCAGCTCGACCTCTTCCTTGGCGGGAACCTCCTCTTTGGAGGGGTCGTCCGCCTTGGATCTGGACTTGAGGTGGTCGACTCCGAACTCAACTATCTGAGAGCCGCCAGTGTCTTCCCAAAGTCGCTTCCCGCCACGATGCCTATCGGCAATAACGATGATGCCGTCATGGCCGACCATTACCGCGTAGTTCCTGAAGGTGCGGATGCGCTCGTTGTTCTCTTCGGTGCTGAGGATTCCGGTTGCGGTTATCCGCTTCCCGAGGTAGGTGTCCTTTAGGCCAGCGTTAGCCAACGCCCGAGCTAGGTCAACATCGCTGGCTATAACGAGCGGGTTCTTTAGGGACACCTGAACCTGACTGACCTTCCCATACCTAGCAGCATGCTCCCTGTCGGTGCTGGTGTACCGACCCGCGCCGAAGATGTTACTTCCACCCTCTTCGATGTTTCGCTCCGCGCCTTCTCCACGGTAGGCCAAGACGCTATACGGCTCGCCGGTCACCGGGCGTGAAGGCTCCTCCTGAACATCAACCGCAACCTCGTCCTCCTCGGCCTCGGGCTTGTCTGCCTCCCAAGTGCTGTCGAACGTCTCGGCGACCTCTCCCCCGGTGTAGCTCGGGGTGGGAACATCGTAGCCATCGGACTCAAGTAGGCTTGCAACCTCCTCGAAGTTGTACCCGAACTCGTCTATCTCTAGACCGTAGGCCAGCTCCCAGAAGTCAAGCGTCTCCTCCGATACGGATTCGACGAGCTGCTCTCGTGTGAAGTACGCCTTTTCGCCCTCGGGCGCTTGAGCTGAGACCCGTGCCGACTCCTCACTGATGTCGTGTTCGTCCATCAGGCGAGTTACAACCTCGGGGTCGATCTTTGACTCAGCCGCCGCGTCCGCTTCGAGGTCGTCGGACAGGTCACTTTTCGACCCCTCTTTCCTCGGCTTGAATACCATTGCCTGGCCTTCACCCGACACCCATTTGCCATCGGCGGTGAAGCCGCGATCGGAGAGGAACTTTACGGCATGCCTGGTGGGGGCGACCATCCTCATCCCGCCCCTCTTCTTCATGAACTCCAACAGCTTAGTCGCAAGTCCCATCTGTTGGAACTCGGGATGAACGTGGAGCGACTGGCCTGAGGTTGCCGCAACGATTTCCCCATCGCCATTCTTGATGACCTTGGTTGAGTTCATCAGTTGGGCGCTGTCCTTGATGCCAAGGGCCTGTAGTTCTTCAGTTTGCTTGCGCGTCGGTCTGCCCTCGGAATCCTCGCCAAGCTCCTCCATTAGGTCCTCGACCTCGAACCTCTGAGCCTCGCGGTACTTCGACACACCTTCAGCGTATGCGCCAATGGCCTCGCGCACCTCGTCGCCGAAGCCGCGAGAGTCGGCCTCGTCCACGAGTGCCTGGAAGTCCCGAGTGCCACGGAGCATGGCCTGGGTCAGCGCATCGTAGAGCTTGAGGGTCTTCTTGCGGTCTGCTGGCTCGGGCTCAGCCTCGTTCAGAGCCTCGATCTCTAGGGCCGCAGTCTTGAATCCGAAGTTGGCTTCCTCGGGGGTGATGTTGCCAGCACCGCCTTCATCGAACTCGCCACGGGAGTTGAGGACCTCTTCGGCGGTAGCCCCGCCCTCTGGGTTCGGCTCGCGCTCGGGGACCGGTTCGGGCTCAGTGGTCGGTTCGGGCTCAACCGTTGGCACCTCCTCCTCGACGGGAGTGGTGTCGGTCCTGTCCTCGATGACGGTGGACTCTCCGTCTTCTTCCTCCAGCTCGCGGTCGGCGCGGCTCGGGATGTCCGGGTCCTTCTCTGGCTCGTTGCCGCCAAGCTCGGGCTCGACACTGCTGCGCTCGAACTTGAAGTGCTTTTCAGCAAAGGATACCGCCTCCTCAAGCGTTTCTCCGGTTACCTCGACGGAGGTTGACACCTGGCTGTCGCCATAGGTGAGTCGGAATCCATCGTCCGTGAACTCGACGACGGCCTCTTTGCCGTCGACCTTTCCAGTCAGCGACTCGATTTTAGTCTTGGTGGGCTCATCCGGCGTGACCGGGTCTTTACCCTCGAACACCTCTTGGATGTTCTGAGATAGGGCCTCCTCACTGTCGGCCCTCTTCTCAAGGGCCTCCAGCATCCGCGCCTGTTGACGCCTCTGCGGGATGGCGGTGATAGCGGGGATGGCCGAGAATGCTGTCAGCTCCTGGGCGATCTGGGTAGCTGTAGGCCAGCTCCACTCGTCGCCAAGGATGGCTGTACGCATCACATCGCCGACACGCTCCTCAAGCATCTCCGTGACGGGGCCCTGGAGACCGATCGAGTCTAGCGTCTTGGCCCAACCGGCTTCTTTGGCAATCCCATCTAGGAAATCGCGTGTGGTGCGCGTGGGGTTCATCTTCTTCCATCGCTGAAAGACGGACCCCTGCATAATGTTGAGCTTGTTCACAAGAGGCAACTTCCGCATGCCAGCGGCAATGCCCTCACCGGACTTCTCCGACAGGACTTCAATCCACATGTCGGCATAGCCAGCAGGTAGAGCCTCCATGAAGTCCTTGGAGGTCTCGTCGAAGATGATTGCTGCGCGTTCACCGTCCTGCATGGAGGCCATGCCGGGTAAGGCTCGACGGTATGCCGCCGCCGCAACCCTGGGTGTCATGACCGCTGTCATGAGATTGGTTTGCGCTGCGCCCCCCGCAACCGCTGCTAATCCTTTAGTCGCAATGTTTTTGCCGAGCTTTTTCTCTAGCAGTGAGCGGATGGATGTTCCCGCCAGCTTGGCTGCGCCTTTGCGTGTAGCTGTTGCGACTCCGCCTGATGCGAAAAACTCCCCCGCGAATGCTGGGAGCTGGAATACAAGCTCGGCCACTCCGCCTAAGAAAGTGCGGTCCCGCTGCATGTCTTGCAGGAAGTCGTTGACGAGCTTGAAGTTCTCAGGGGAGGCCCCAGCGCCGTTCTTCTCCAGGTCACGGGACGCCTCCCACACTTTGGAAATGTGTCCAAGCTCGTGGACACCCGCAACAAATGGGACTGCACTCGCTGCTGAGAAGTCGTTCCAAACTTCAGACACACCTTTAGGTTCCTGGTCTGACTCGTCCGCAGTATTGGACACAAAGGGGAGTCCTTGAGCGGTCACGCCTGAGGCCATGCCAGCCGGTGACTCAGCCTGGGACCACTCAAAACCATCCGGCATTGCGTACTGCCCTAGGGCATCCCTGGAGTCGCTAAGCAGTTGGTCGCGGTGCGGACTGTCGTAAAGCTTTTTGAAGTCGTACCGCTGCTGACTCTCAGGCTCGTCGTACCGGGGGGACTCAATGTCCCCCATGACGTTCACCTTGCTATGCAGTTCGTCTAGCTGGGAGAGCCACTTCGTGTACTCCGGGTCTTGAGTCTGCATGGTCTAGCTTTGTTCTTCGACAGGGATCGGTGATGGGTCGGACGCTGACGGGGAGGTGACAGTCAACTTACCATCTTTGCCCTTGCTTACGCTATACCCAAGATCGCTTCCGTACTTGATGAACAGCTTCGTTATACCCGACCTCGTGATCGGCACATTCTTCTTGCCGCCGTAACCATTCTCTGCCAGCCAGCGCCCGAAGTCGTCGGCTGTGAAGTCCCCGGTTCCGACATCTGATTTCATAGCGTTGCCGACCTTTGGGTCCTCGAAGATGTGCTTGGCCAACGCACCAAAGTTTTTCCGGCGAATAGCGTAGTGCTCGCTGATCTTTGTGCCGTAAGCCGAATCCGGCTCGTCCATCTCCGTCCAGTCCTGGATCAGCGGTCGACCCTCCGATACGCCTGTAGAGTGAAAGGCGTGGCTAGCCTTCCAGGCATCGGTCTTTTGCACCTCGGAAGACAACTGCTGTGTCCACTTCTTGGGCATGTCATCGGGGTCATACCCGGAAGAGGCAAGCTCTCGGCGGACACCAATCATGCCCTCCTCGCTGAACACAACTGCCATCTCCTTGAGCAGGGCTGTGGGCTTAGTTTTCCGAGAAAATGCCCCCGTCTTCGTGTGCCCCTCCGGGACGGGCTCTAGGGCCCCACGGGACCGGAGGTGTGAGATGTTGGCTTCAATGCTCGGGTCCTCCTGTGGGGCCCCCATGGGCCCTGGCGCGGACTGTGGCGCTGGCATCGCCCCGCCCGGGGTGATGCCGCTCGGGGCCCCTCCGGATTTCCTGTACGCTGGCGACCCACCGGGGGCGAATCCGTCAGCGGACACTGCTTCGTAGCTGGACGGGGGGAGGCCCATCTCCCTGGCAACGTCTGCCCCTAGCTGATCGGTCTGTTTTATAGCCTGAGTGGCTAGGCCAGGGGCTAGGCTGGCGACCATGTTCTCGTCGAGCTGGTCGTATCTGGACAGATAGTTTTCCTCAAGCACCCCATTGAGTTCCTCCATCATTTGCGTTGTTGCCAACCTGCCCTCTTGGGTTAGCCGCCCGTTCTCATCAAGGACATTCGGCATTGTCTGACTGACTGTCTCGAAGGCCCAGTGGAAGTTCTCGACGCTGGCATCTGCCCGGTCTTGCTTGAGCTTGTCGGTCTTCGCTTCGAGTGCCTTGCCCTTAGTGGCCGCGTCCATCATGGCCTCTCCCTGGTTGTAGTCCGGTGGGAGCTTGGACGTTCCATTCAAGTACATACGTTGCGCCGAGGTGATGGCCGCAGCGACCTTGGCCCCCGTCATCAGAGATAGGGCCCGGCTGGATTCGTCCAGAGACGCCAGGGCGAAAGATATGTCCATCTCGTTGCGGTTGAACTCATCAGCCTCCTTGAGCATTTGGTTGAACTCTTCCTTGAACTCGTTCGGGTTTGCCTCGTCGCGCTGGCTCAGGTTGGAGAGCATTTCGTCTATTCTGGCCTGTGTGCCCTCGGAGACTGGGAAGCTCTGTCCTTTGCGATTGGTCATCGCCAAGCGGTCGGTGCGGAAGGCTTGGTTGATCGACCCAGTCAGCTCCTGGGCATCCTCCCAGTTCTGCACCTCGGCTATGACCCTGCCGTGGTATGAGTTCACCGCAGCTCGGTCTTGTACACTCAGATTTGGGTTGTTGGCAGCCTCCATCCAGCCCTCGTAGGCGGACCGCTTCTCAGGCGATAGATGATCAAGCATGGGCCCCTGAATCTGTCTGCCCTCGGAATCCTCGCCAAGGTCCTCTGACCCAGACAGGATGTTCCCGATGCGGGTAACGTCGGAATTGCGGTAGGCTTCATTTACAGCCTGAGTGCCCAGGTCGTTCTTGTTTCTCTGCTCTAAGTTGTAGTCCCGATCCTGCTCCTGGTTTCTTTGCTGAACCCCCTCCCAGCCGAACTTTTGCTCAGTATGTCTCCAGTCTTGCTCGAAGCTCCGGGACATCTGGTCTTGCGCCATTTCCTCTCTGGACAACTCCAGCGCACGCAGCCTGTCCTGATGCTCGTCTGTTCCGTCCCAGCGACTCTTGTTGTGGTCGTGTATGTCCTGGTTTATGGCCAGGCTGGCATCGGCTCGTTTGCCAGCGTCGATGGTTGATTGACCCTGGATTTTCCGCTGCTCAATCAGGGAGGCCAGGTCTTCCTTGCGAACGCCCAGCCCCTCGTCAAACTGACGGGCAGATTCATCCAGCTTGCGCTGATCCATAGCCATGCCAAAGGCGGCGGAGAGGTCCCCCATTTCGGGGTTGATGTCAACTATTTGTGCCATAGTGTTTTCCTAAGTTGCGAATGTTGACCCGACGCTGTCGCCAAGGCTTTGTCCGATCATACCGCCAGTCGGACCGCCCATGGCGTAACCGGCAACGCCACCCAAAGCGCCGAGGAGTCCCTTTTTGGGACCTTTCAGCATTGGGTTCACGCCATAGGGTGCGTTGCCTGTAGTGAGATGGAGTTTTTGCAAGTCAGACTGAGCTTTGACTTTCTGGATGTTCTCCTGAACACCGAGCATCTGGCTCCGTGTACCGGCTCGCATGTTGTAAGCGGACTGTCGGACACCAACCTGCTGACCAGCACGGGCGGCGGACAGTTTCCGCTTTTCCCGGGCTCCCCTGCCAGCTATAGCCTTGCGGCGAGCAACGCTTCCGGTGACGTTGCTTAGCCCGGCGTTGGCAGCGGCTTGCTCGTTCTGAGCTGCTTCTTTCTTAGAGGATGCAGAGACCGACTCAGAGGCCGACCTTTCGGAATCCATAAGCTGCATCATTGCCGCTTTCTCCCAAACGCTGGCGTCACCCATCTGCTTCTGGAGCATCTTCATCATTAGATTGCTCTGCAGAAGCTGCCGTTTTTCCATCTCAGGCAACAGCTTCAGACCCTTCTTGCCTTGCTTGATGGGGTCTTGCCCCAGTTCTCCGAATATCATACTTTTATTCCTATGGCTCTAGTATTCCAGCAAGCCGCAATGCGGCCAGCAGCGAGTTTAGTGTGGTGGCGATGTCCCCCGGGTCCGTACCGACAGCGTCAGAAACTGCTGACGCTGGCACGATATCCAGGCCCTCAGACGTTGATTTGAGTGTGCGGCCAACCACAACCTCGGTGCGACCGCGCACCTCCCGGATTGTGTTGCTCGGCTTCTTGTGCACGGAACTGATTTGGGCATTTCGTCTACCTCGACGATCCCTTCCGCCCAACTGCCGGGACTCTCCCGACAAGTTGTTGGTTCCTACGCGCCTGGGCATCAGTGACTTCTCCGTCGACCGGCTGGGTACGCTCGGACGCTCATGGCTTCAAAGGCGAAACGCTCATTTGGGCTAGAGTTGACCAGCTCAACCCAGTAGTAGCCACCTTTAGCTTTTGCAGTTTGGTACATAGCCCTCCCGGACGGAACCGAGTCTTGCAAGAAATGCTCACCCGTCAGGTCTGCCGTGTTAGAAACGTACTGCCTAACGATTGCCCCATCTTGATCGGAAGCCAGAGTCGTTGCAAGGTGGCTAAAGCGGATATTCTTTCCTTCTCCACTCTTAGGGACGATCGGACCTAAGAGTACACGCGACTCAATAGGCTCCCCGTCGTCATCTTTTGCGGACGATTCGTATTGGCGGATAACGCCATCCTCCCCTCCAACTAGAACAACCCGGTCATCTGCGGTGTCTCCATCCAGGACAGCCGAGGCGGTCACCTGGACTCCAGTGCTGCCAAACTCGTCTTCCCACCAAGCCGACCGCTTGCGATCCCAGAACCAGTGGCGGACCAAGGCTCCACCTCCAGCATATGGAATCTGGTAAACGTGCAAACCTTCTTGCCGTTCATTCCAGACAAGCTCCATGCGGTATGTGCCAAGGTCTACATCTGCCATTCTGCGGTTGATGCTGGACTCGGTTATTTTTACTGGTGCCGCACCCGTTGGAGGCATCGCGAATACCCCGCCCCGGCTCCCAAAAAAGAAAATGTTGCCTCGCGGATCTTTGGCCCAAGATCGCCCAAAGGCTATCCCGGTGACATCCGTGAGGAGGTCGATCTGTCCGCCCAGTAGTGGGTCGCCTGTAAGCGTCCAGATAGAGTGGTCGCAGCCAACAATCAGGATGTCGTCGCTATACGGGATTAGGCAGTTGATGACGTCCTGCGGCCTCCCCGCCAGCGACAGGGACCCTGCCGTAGCCGAAATGCTAGTGTCGTCAATGGGCGCGGTGTTCCAACCCTTGGGGTTATCCTTCTCGGACATAACCCAGGCATGGGGGTCGTCCGCCATTCTTGCCAGAACGAGTCGTCCGCGCCACGCGGCCACGAGCCTGGGGTTGTCGGGCAGCTTGCCCCCATCCTCGGCTTTGAGATGACTAACCGTTTCGGTTACGGGGTCGATAACCTTGACCCCAACGCCATCAACCACATAGAGCTTATTGAACAGTGCCGTGTGGTCAATGAAGCTGGCCGAAGCGGCGAAGTCTGGGGTCTCGTCACCATTCGTTACGTCCGAGTTTGCTCCGCCAGCCGTGAACTGTTTTAGCTCGCCATCGTATCCGACAGCATAGTGCGACATGCCTCGCGGAGGGTCCATGTTGGGGGATACCGACACAGTGCGGTACTTCCACACCGTTGGCTGGCCTCCCGTGCCGTCTGCTCGCACATCAGATGTCGCCACATAAATGAACTGAGACCTCCTATTTGACTCGGCAATATCTGACCCGTAGTCCGGGCTGAACGGAGCTACGCCGACCCCATACGCATCCCTTGAATCGTCTGGAACTCCACCGTCAAGGTCAAGGTCAAATAGGGCTGTTGACCCAACGGCTTCGTCTCGGATGACGGATACGGTCTTGTTGTCTGCATTTGAAGAGGAGTGTGACCGTGCAAAATGAATCGCGTCGAACTCGTCGGTAACGACATTTCCCGCTATTGGCTCTTTGGTGAAGCTGTCCTTGACCGTTGCGGTTAGCCCATCCTTCGAGATGCACGACACTCCGTGGTAGGAAGTGGATAGGCTCTCCCTCGTCCCAAGAGTAGCCACAGACCCGTCCTCAAGAAACGCTGCGGAAATGCCGCACCGGGGCTCGCTGGACGAATCGTCGCCAAAGGCCCACGACAGTTCGCCAGTAGAGTCATAATGGGCCACGATCGGGCCAGCCTCTAGCAGTTGACTGATATTCCCGCTGTAAGACCCATCTCCCTGAGGGGCCTGTGGGACCTTCTTCTGGTAGGGGTGAATCCAGCGATCGCCATCTCCAGGCAGGATATTTGGGCACCCCCACTTATGAACCAAGTACCCCTCAATCTTCTCCATCTCAGTCGTGTCATCGTCGATGACCGAAGATCCGGAGTAGTCCTCGTGGATCTTCGCCTCGATCACGCACCCAGACCCGCTCCCTCCAAAGAAGACATCATCTTCAGGGTAAACTTCGGGGGCATTCATCCACCCACAACCATCGGTGGAGAAGGTGTTAGTGTCGACCGATCCAGTTGTGGGGTCGACCGTATATGTCCCTATCTTCACCCAGGAAATGTAGTCAGAAGCACCTGGCGTGCCTGACGATCCGAACAAGGAGTTTCCCGATTGCGGCATGTGTGCGCCTCCGCACGGCTCGTCGACCCCTTTGTGGATTACGGCTCGAAGATCGCCACCCACTGTGTACCCAGACCCATTGGAAGTCATGGTTATGGACTTGACGTAGTCTGGGTCCTCGGGGTGCGTCAGGATTTTGGGCTCAGAAGAGTCGTCATTGCGGTCTATCCTGTCCAGGGTGATGACCTCTAGGATCTCTCCGCCAAAGTGGTCATTGGCAGACGTAGTCCAGTTATAACCAGTCCCCCAAGTGGTGTATGAGTCGATCTTCGACTTGATCGGCATGTCGGTCCACCTGTCAACAGGCACCCCATTGACCCTTATCAGCGATCGCGTCTTACCTGGGGGTGGACCACCGTTGGGGACCCAGGCTCCGCCACCCCCCACCTTGGAGACGGTCTGTGTATCTACAGACCCGTCATTGATTATTGTTATAAGCACCGCCTCGTCGTCTGCGGCCCAGCTCTCCTCGTTTCCATACTCGCCAATGTTGTAATACTCATCTTTGGTGCAAGCTTCAAACGTCTGAAGGTGCGTGCCGTTGTAGAGCTTGGAGTAGTTGCCCACAGATCCTGACCCAACCGCAGTGTCAGCCGCTCTCTGGTTCCTAGAATAGTCATTGATCGAAGAGTTTCCGATGCCAGTGGCAGTTTCCACATAGTCAACTAGTCCTCCGGTGTAGAGACCATTAGGGCAGTAGTCGAGGCGGCCAATCTCGGTTGGTGACCCATTGCTTAGGACTGGTTTGGTAGAGCCGCAGTTCAAGCTCAAACTGAGATAGCCGTAACCGACAGTGCCCGTTGTTGACCCAACTGGAGTGGTTCCTCGAATCAACTGGCTGAATAGCGTTCCGCGACCAACCCCCTCAACAGAAGACGAATCGCTCTCCTTGTTCGGGCGAATCAAGATGAACGTGGCATACATGCCCGCCTCATAGCATGGGAAAGAAGATTGCTGTGAGGAGGCGTTCGACTTGAGGTTGGTGGTCGCTGGGCCGGAGATTAGGCTCTGGGTTATACCGTCGAACTGAATGGCGCCTCGACCGGCTAGGCCCTTTCCGAATGTCGGCCCAGGCTCATCGTCGATGGTGTTCGTGTACAGGTGCCTCCCGCTTTTGTCCTTAGATCGAATAAATGTGATCTCGTCTCCGACCTCATAAGGGGTTGACGCGGGGTCAAGATCGTCAGCATCAATCCAGAACCAGACACGCTTTTCCCAGTCGTCAAGATCCTTTGGCGACCAGCCAATCGAAGACACCGTTGACTCTGGTGACGACGGTATTGACCCCACCTTTAGGGTGCCGTCAGGGTTGAATCCACGCAAGTCGTTCTTGGGGCATGAAACAACCATTGACCCCTTAGGGTCGACACCTACATGGTTTACCGGATACGGGACCGCGTATCGCACTGCCTCATTGGGAGAGCTGCTCGCCGCTTGGCTGTAAACTACAACCTCACTGCGTCCATCTTCAGGGATGTCTATGGCCGCATAGAGGGCTCCCTTGGAGAACTCCAGGTGCTTTACGAACCCGCCCGGCTGCAAGTTCCAGTAGTCTTCTGGCTCATACTCCTCATCGTCGTTCGCGGTCTCGACGATGCGCCATATTGAGGATTCGCGAGGGTCTCCACCGGTCGTGGACCCGACGAACACTCCGCCTTGATTGTCGATAGCTATGGCCTTGAGTGCCTGCCCCTTGGAGGTCACCTTTATCCCGTGTTCCCAGACCGAAACGCCCTCGCTGTTTAGCTTTACTACACTAGATGGGCCGCTCAGGCACAGGACGTTTTCCTGGTTGTCAACAACAAGCCCATGGCACGGACCGCCGCCTGGCGTGGTGAAGCTCCACTCGGCCCCCGTCTCATCGGCGGTAGTGACCGCCGTGTAGTCGATGTTTCGTAGGTCGTAGCTAATCGACATCAACGCGCTAACCTTGCCGGTGAGCGACTCGGCTGGGTCGGTAAACTTGGACAGACCTTCCCGCTGAGCGCCACGCTCTCGGCCCGTTACGGGGTCGAGTCCGCGCATATTGAGAGCGTCGGAAGTGGTGCCTGGCTCCTGCTCGGTAAACGCCACATCGTCACTGATGCCTTTTATCGGGAAGCGTATGTCAATATCAGGCATTAGCTAGGACCTTGAACGGTGTTGCGAAGCATTGCTGGGATGAAAGTCCCGCTGCCAGACACGGCGGAACCGCGAAGTGCGCCCACGTTGGGTGCGATCTTCGCATCGCGACTGACGCAACCGGCCATGAGTGGTCCGCGCATCACAGAGTCCAGTCGCTGGTCGACTGTCCCCTCGTCTTCTTCTTCGATGCCCTTGACATAGGCCCTGAGCATCGCCTTGAACAGGGGCTCGATCCAGTCCGGCATGGACAACACATCGGTGTCGGCTTTGACCCGACCCCATCCGCCTCGGTAGAAGATGGTTAGGGCAGCATCGCTGTCAGCAGTGGGTACGGGGTAAAGCTCAAGCACCGGCTCGGGCTCGCCCCCAGAGGGCAGCGTGGTTCCGTTCACGATCACGAGCGGCGTTGCGAACTTAGTGCGGTTGATCTGGGCTCCAAAGAACTGGGTCTTTCCCCCGTTGCCTCCAATGACTTGCAGAAGAACGCCGTCTTCCCCGTGGATAGAGGTGTCGTATGTGAACCCGCACTGGATTCGATACCACCCGTCCTGGATAGGCTCGATCGTTGGCGTGAAGGTTGTGTCCCCAACTGCCGCCACAGTGGCTACGGTGCCGAAAGTGACGGAGAGCTGGGCCATCACGATCGCGGTTGTTTTGACATCGCGAACCGCTATGAGGCCACCTCCGCCCGACCCCTCTTTGACGTAGATCGAAACGCAGTTGACTCCAGCGGTAACGCAGCCATAGGGTATGCTTTGGTCCCGGCGGTCTGCCGTGCTGGACACCGTGAACTCCGTTGCGTTCATCCCGCCAAGCGGGTCTGAAAATCCGGTCGCCAGCGTAGGGGTTCCTGAGTCCGCCCAAGACGACCCGTCAAATCGGTTTGAGTGCTTGACTGAGTTTGGAACGTCGGAGTCGCGATAGGTTAGAGCCCCATGCCAGTTCCATGTGGTCACCGAGATGTCACTAGCTCGCATCTGCAACACGGTCCCAACGTCGGTAAACTTGAGCGTGTTTAGAAGTCCATTTGTCGCATCGTAGCCGGTAATCTCCCTGATGCCATCAGGCAGTGCCGCATAGGTCTGCCCGGCAATGAGGTCGATTGTGGCGGTCTGCTTCTCCAGCCACGCCCACGGCTGTTGCGTGGCGAGGATCTCCCCCACATCGTTGATGTAGGAGAGACCGTCCGCTTTGGAGTAGCCGCCAACGACCTTGGCAACATGGTCGAGGCAGTTCTGGACTGTGAGGGACATGGCTTAGATTTCGTCCTTACCGAAACCCGCCCATCCGTCAAAGATCACCGCTCGCTTAGTGCCAGAGGTGCCCTGCTCCTCCGACTTCAAAATGATCTTCCTCTTGGTTGCGCCAGTGACGGGGATGGCATCTCCTCCGCCCACATTTGCAACGCCGAGCCCACCCTTGGCGATGGTGCCCCCAAAGTTGCAATGCTTGACGCGACCTTGGATTCGGACCATTCCGTGCTTGTCACGGCCGATGGTCTCAAGGACGCACCCCATGATGTCGCCCAGGGCCCCTGCCGTGGTAACCACGATAAATGCGTCTAGGCGCCCCGTGGCCTCACTAGTTGTGATTCCGAGCTGGACAATCTCTCCACGCTTCACGGTGGCCCCAGATTTGTTGTTGAGTCGGAAGTCCAGGACTGCAATGTCCACGCCCTCTTCGGGGCCTACTGAGTTCTGTGAGGGCATGTCTTTGTTTTGGTTGAGAGTAGTGCCTCCCCGACCCCCAAGTGCAAGGGGCCGGAGAGGCTAGGGATTCTGTCTACTAGGCGTGGTTTACGCCTTTGGACAATCCGTCGAACTCGATAAGAGTAGGGACGGACGATCCCGTGACCAGGGTAGTCCCCAGGACACGGAATGTGGCACCGATCGTGGCGGTCATCGTGTTTGCCGCGTTTGCCCCCGAGAGGTAAACGCCAACAGCCGGGGTTCCGGTTGTCTGCGCCTTCACTCGGCCTCGGAAGCGGACAAGCCCTCGCTCGCCATTGGCAATGTCCTCCAGGAGAACACCGAACTTTCCACCTTGCTCTAAGCCTAGAGTGCTGGGGTCTTCGATGGTCGTCTGGGCAAGTGTGGTGGAGTCGATAACGCTCTCATCCACCTGAACGAGGGACCCCGCTGTGAGGGCTCCTCCGGTGCTGTTTAGCATTCTTTCGTCCCAGTTTTTCGGGCCAAAATAGCCATCACCGGGTCCAGAGATACTTGGGTTACTCATTGTTCAATCCTCCTATGGATTGGCTGTGGTCAGAGACCTGGGGTATTACTACGCCCAGACACCAATCGTTTGAGCGGCGGAAGGGGAAACCATGCCCTGCTTTCGCAGAGAGCGGCAGATGATGTTGTGCCAGCAGTCAACAGGCTGTGTCCATGTGAACGGCTGGTTCGGGTGACGCATCACAGGGTGACGCTTCATGTACCGGCGCGTGTGGAACACGGGGTTGATGTGGGAGCCATCAATGAAGAAGTAGCGACCACCTTTCTTGGTGTGCGCCTCTTCGGTCTTGAAGGCGTCGGAAGCGGATGCGTCGACGAATACCGCAGCAGTGTCAAGCTCCGATGCATACACCAGGTCAATGCCAGCGTACTTCGGGTTCATGTATGCCGGGTCCTGCTTGGAAACGAACTGATCTTGCGATGCGCGAAGCATCGTTTGATAGTGCGTGCGTCCGTTCAGTGAACATGCGATGAACTGAGCGCCACTCGATCCGCCACCGTACTCTTCCATGGTTGGAAGAGAGTCGAAGCGCACCTTGTGGTACATCTTGTCAAAGGCAGCGAACAGGTAGCTCGCAGCGTTGAAGGTGGCGTCCGCAGCATATGTCTCCTGCTGGCAGCGCCACTTAGACTCGGTCGACTGGTCAATCGACTCTAGGGTCGACCAAGCCGTGCCCGTGCCGTCATCCTGGGGAGAGCTGTTGGTGTTCTCGTTGATGAAGGTGGTGAGGGAGAATGGCTGAGATCCGCCAGACGCTTCCATGTCCGCCTCGGAGGGGGGAGCAAAAAGGTCCTCCTCAAAGCCATTCATGAAGGAAGTCCACATGCGCTGCTCTTTGACACGCTTGACACGCTTGTAGACTTGGTGCCTACCAGCGGTGGTCATGTTGTCGCCGACTTGTAGCTCAAGCTCATGGTCGGTCCAGGACATGTGGTCGACCGTAAATCGCCAGTCCGTTTCCCACTCGTCCAGCACCTGGGGGTTTTGCCAGGTAAAGGTGTCATTGGGCTGGTAGTGGCGACGGGTGGACTTTTCGTCAAACATCAAGGAGTCCTTGATCTTCGTTCCACCCTGAACGACTTTGGTGCGGTCGGCTCCCTTTAGGAACCGCTTCAAAATGTAGGAGTTCTTCACCGCCTCATTGACAACGTCATCGGCCGACGTCAGAAACGTAGGGCCGGTGGCGGTCATGAAGTCGTTGAAGGTTGTTAGGGCTGAACCCATAGTTTTTACCTCTTAGGAGATGTTGTTGTTCACCAAGCCCTTCGGGCCTCCTCCACAGACGCTCCAGCCTCCAGCGCAGCAAGAACCCTGTTCTCCCGATCATCGGCAGTTGTAGAGTTTTGCTGGGTTGAGTTCTGGCGCGAAGTGCCGGAGGTTCCGTTTCTTCGGGCATGGCTTTTGGCGTTGCGAGCTGCTGCGTTGGTCGTTGCCACATCTTCGGCCCACATCTGCCGGGATGCGTCCCGTATCGCGTCATGGATCGCGTCCATGCCTTGATACTCGCCGCTGCCCATCAGTGTGGTTGCCTTGGCTATGGCCTCTTGCAACTTGGCATCATCGCTTAGCTGGGGAAACGTATCCTCCAGCCTACTAACGGAGTCTCGGATCATCATCCCCTCAAGCATGTTCTCCATGGCCGAGTTTTTAGACTCGGATGCAGCCATCTTGTGGGAGATAAACTTCGACACCTCTTCTGCCGCTTCTTCGCCATAAACTTCGGCGAACTCCTTCAACTCGGGGTCGGGGTTACCAGCTTCATCAGAGGGTTGTTCGCCATGCGAATCCTCCTCGCGGGTCCCGTCTCCAGCTTCATCAGTTTGCAACGCAGCGGCTTTTTCAAGCTCCGCATTGCGACGGTATACTTCATCGGCATCGCCCTGAATCTTTCCCATTTCCGCTGCCCATTTGACGGCATCGGCTGTACTCAGATTGTCTAGGACATGCTTGGGGACCTTGCCTCGCTTGAGGATGGCCGTAGCTTTAGCCAGGTCTTCCGACTGCGATCCCTGGTCTCCCGGCTCTGCGTTGGCGGCAGATTCCATTTCCCCGGGCGGCTCGTAGACCGCATCATCGGATGGGTCGTCGGGCGCATCGGAGTCGTCAAGTGGCTCTAACTTCTGTAGGACCGCATCCATCTCAGCCTCCGAGCTGGTGATGGTGTCGCCACTGTCGACCATTACCGATTCCGGGGCCTCTACTGCGGGTGCACTTTCAGCGGCACCGCCACTTTCCATGGGGTCTAGCTCGTTCATTTTTCCCTATCCTTGTTGCCTTTCAGCATCTCTGCACGAGTCACCTTGCAAATACCACGCGGAATAGACGCTGGGTCTACCCAGGCAGGACTCGTGTCTACCGCCGCCCGCTGCTCCGTAGGAGCCACTTCAGAGGCTTTGGTGGTCTTGGTTGCGACCTTTTTGGTCACCTTCTTGGTTGCCTTTTTTGCCATCAGTCGTAGTCGTATCCCCCGCCAGGGCGGTCTGAGGTCTTAGAGACGAACTCTAGGACCTCCTGCTTGTTTGTAAAGCACGGTCGGCCGCTTGAGTCGACCCGGGGAGCGTCAGGATGGTTCCGAGGGAGCGAGTGGGCCGTAATGTGCGTGTCTGCTTTGGCGTCTATCTGTAACCGACCAAGGACCCGAGTGCAAAGGATTCCCTCAATCTCGACCTTTTCCCCAAGCGGAGGGCACTCGGCCATGGAGTAGTATTGGAGGGTGGTGGACCCGTCAGGGCGTTCAAACTTGTATTCAGGCATGTCCGGTATCGTCCAGAATAATAGGTGTGTTGTCGCCGAGTCCGAGCCCCTCGATGTTGTACTCCGAGAAATCCTTGGCATCTTCCGGGCTCATGCCCTGGCCGACGAGCACTTCTCTGATTTTCCGTAGCGAGTAGACGGCAATATCCTCGAGTCCGCATCTGGACCCGATCCCGAGTAGGGCCTTATCCATCCCGATGAACTTGGTGGTAATCATCTGCGGTCCATCTGTCCGCGCATCGCCATTCCGGCTCCACCCATGGGTCCGCCTTCAGTCGGCACTGGTCCGCCTCCGCCCATGCCTGGGTTGCCCATGGCTGTTGGGTTTTGGATGGCTCTGGGGTATGCGCCCGACTCTTTGACCCTGGGGTCTGGTCCCATCTGCCTCTTTCGCCCCGCCTGTCGGCCAGTCATTGCGGCCAGGTCCCAGGGCGAAGCCTGGGGTGGTGCATTTGCCATTTCTAGCGCCATGTCTACGTCAATCAGATCCTCAAGCTCTGTTGAGTGGATGGACTCGCCGAGCTGCTTTAGCACGTTCTTCCACTTGATCCACGGCATCTGGGGCACCATTGGCCCCATCTGCGTCACAATCTCAGAGACCTGCATGGTGCGCTGCTGGAGCGTGGCCTCGGAGATCCGGCTCATAGAGTACGGCTCGATGTCGATTTCCAGATCGTCGAAAGTGAACCCGGACTCCAGTCCGCCACCGCCTCGGAACCAGGGGCTGTTCATGCCCAGCTCGTCCGCATCGTCCGATCCTAGGGGAAATACGATCTCGTCGTCAATGAATAGGTAGTAGGCAACCTTTCTGGCGATCTGCTTGATTCCGTCCTCAAACTTGCCGCCAACGAACCCCATCCTTGTTTCGGACCCCCGGTCGGCCACAGCAACCTCTGTCGCTGTAGCCCCGCTGACGGCACCATTTCTGGACTCGCTCATCCCGCTGTTACGCTCAAGGCGGTCTTTAGCGACCATGACGTACTCTAGCTGGGTCGAAGATAGTCCGCCGACCTCTACGGGCACGATCGAGTTCTTGTCCAGCCCGTTCACGGGCACCACGAAGTCGTGGGGCGAGTTCTTCACTTTGGAGGCCAGGTCCCGGTCCATGGAGTTGTCCACAAAGACCATCCGCTTGTACGAGTCGGCCGAGTTCTTGGATGCCCGGGCGTGATCGTTCATGTCCTTGACCTGCGACTCTACAGCCACGAGTGCGGACATGGGCCACGGGTCGTCAGGCACGGTGTACGAACCGGCAAGAACGTATGGACCGGATCGGGGTCCGTAGAAGGGCCGGGGCTTCCGAACGAACTTAGGCTTCTCTCCGCTGCTGGCCCCAACCCCCGAAGCCAGCGTGAAGATAGTCCCGTGGAATCCTTCATCGGCACCCGGCGATTCATCCATCTCGTGACTGCCAACCCACACTTCTCGGAGGATCACTTCCTTCCGGTCAGGAATGGCCGTTCCTTCGACCTTCTCCTCTGCCCCCTTATGGAAGTCCTCAACGCCCTCACCTGGGGTCATGGATTTCACCGCCTCGACATTCCATCCAGCGTCAGGGTTCTCCTCTGCCTCCTTGACGAGGTCTTCGTGATCTCGGACGAAGGCGTGGCCCATGTACCTAGCATCCTCCTGACGCTTAGCCCGGGGGTCCAGGAAGAACTCTTTGAACCCGAGCCTGTAGACCTGAGGCCACATGACCGGGTCCTCGCTCTGATGCATGCCCTGGCGGGGCTCTAGCGTAACGATGGCCGCAAACCACGCGAACGAGTAGTCCACCGCCAGGACCTCGCAGTCGCGACGGAAGTTGACATCCCTCGCCCAGCGGTTGCATCCTCGCCTTAGGGCATCTACGACAATGCCAGCCTCGCCGGGCCTTTTAGAGATGAAGTTGAACTTGGGGTTATCGTAAGCCATTCGCGGCACGATGCTGGAGATCCACTCAAAGGCGTGGTTCTCTGGGTCGTAGGAGTCAACCCCGGGGATGGCTTCGCCCTTATAGCCCGGGCCGTGGTATCGGGCCACTCGGTCAGAGATGGTCTTGAGGTGTTCGTCACGAAAACCCTCGGCCGCCTTGACCTCCTCCCATAGCGCACTGCTTTTAGTGTCTAAGCTCATCCTTTCCTCTGGGACTCCCGCATTGTGTCGTCATGTCCCAGCAGGGCCCCAAGGCTAGCCGGGTCGTACTTATCTATAGCGATAGCACGAGTCATGTCTTTCTTCCATGCAAACATACACGCATAGCGTAGCGCATCGCAAGCGTGGTCTGCACAAGAAGGGTCAGGAATCTCGCGCACTGGTCGTCCGTCTCTGGCCTCAGCGTAAATGAGTGATGGTAACTCCTCTTCTAGGGAGCAGGGGAGTGCCCTGTCTGACAGGTCTGGGTCCCGCCCATTGGACGCGCCCTCCACGAGGAAGAGTCCGGGTTCGCCTGTGATGCTGTCAGATAGATACGATCGGACCATATCGACTCCGCCTTGCCAGTCATTGTCAGCTTTGATCGCAATCTTGTGGGTTTCCCGGGCACGGGCATACCCGAGGCGGTCATTCAGGAAGTCGATCGACCTGGGTTCTGCTGGGTCACAGGCAATCCGCACCAGCTCGTACTTCCGGTTCATCCTCTCGGCCGCGTCGGCCCACCAGTCAATCTGCTTGCCGGTCTGGTAGAACTCTTCCAAGCGGTACAGGCTCCCTTCCGAACTCACGCCCCACACCTGCATGCAGCCCGGGGCTCGAAAGCCCCAGTCTATGGACGCAAAGTGCCATTTCATCTCAGGCAGCATCGACCGAGGTAGGATGTGCTTTGCGGCATCGTAATCCTGGTAAATCTGCCCTTCAGCAGACACCCATTTGCCCAGAAACAGCCTTTCACGCCGCACCCCGGTCATATTGCTCAACCGCTGGAGGTATTCCGCCGTGATCGAGGGGTTGTCGGTGTGCCGAGACAGAATCCGGTGCGTTTTCCCGGTGTTGCACCGTTTATTTAGCCAGTGGAACTCCGTGTCTGGGTTGCAGTCACCCATCAACTGCTGATATGGGGCCACTCCGTTACGCAGCGCACGGTGGAAGCTCTCCCACTCGTTCAAGGTCAGCTCATTGGCCTCATTGACGTAGATCAGGTCGTACTCGGTGGAGAAAAGCCGGGTCGGGTTGTCCATTCCCCCCAAGACAATCCTGGAACCGTTCGGGTAGTCGTAGCCAGATCGGCTCTCTTTGGTGATATCACGGGCCAAGCAGGGGTGACCCTTGTACCAGACCTTGTTTTCCAGGGTAATCAGGAACGATTCGTTCAGCGACACCCGGGTTTTCCTCACCACCAGCACACGAACACCCGGATACTTCCAGCAGAAGTCCTCGATGTACTCCCCAATACCCCGAGACTTGCCCGTTCCAGCGGGTCCGTCCACGAGTACGTCCGGCTCACGACAAAGGAAGACCTCAGCCATGCCGCCCTGGGCTACAAACTCCATCTCGGCAACCTCATCCCTGAAGTCACCGTCTTCTTGGTCAAACTTGTCCGCTTCTTCGTACTCCAAAACCGTCATAAGTCACCACTGGTAAGCACCCTGGGGAGCAGGTAGTCCCACAACCCGTATTACACTGGACAGACACGCCACCATCCTTAGGCTAGGGCTTGCGGACCCCAACCGCAACTACTCCTCAGAACCTGAGCCCTCGGTCAGCTCCTCAAACGCGGCGTCCTCAGCCTCCAGCTCGCTAGGAAGCAACTCAGGTAGGTCCATGTCAACCAACTGGGCATTGTCAGCAGCACGACGGAGCAAGTCACCGTCAGCTCGGACCACAATCGTCTTCCTGTGGTGCATCTCGCCCTGGACGTCGACCTTCCGAACAACCGGACCGTCAACCCGGTCAAAGATGATCCGCGCAGCGTCGTTTGCAGTCTTGCCCTCGCCCTTGGCTCGCTTCACCAAAGCCTCGGCAATCTCCTTAGCATGGCGACCACCGTCAGCCTTCACCAGACTCTTCAACCGAGCTGACAAGGTCTGACGCTTGCGGTTCGGGCGACCAAGAGGCTCGGCTTGACGCTTGCCCTTCTGCACTCCAGTCCGAACCTCAGGCTCAACGCAAGACGGGTTTGGGGGTATGACAGCGTGGGCGGGTCCCATCAGATGGCCTGGCCCGGCGCAGCCGGTCCTCCGCTTCGCTGCGCTTTCCTTTTCACCTTCCAGGCGGCGCCCCCCCACCTCGCCACCGGCCCCTTTCGCCACCCCACCTTCCACTTGACTCACCCCACCTTCGTCGACCAGCTCATCCACCGGACGCTTGCCGGTCAGCACTAGGTCCACCATAGCCTTGCCAATCTGGGCCCTGCTTGCCGGTGGTCGATTGGCCCCGCCACCCTGTGCCCTCTTGCGTTGCCGAGCGGGGACTGGGCGGGCGAGCGGCTGGGCAGGACCGTCTCCCCCCCCACCTATACCTTCCTTGCGATTATCCATAGTTTGCTGTTCAGTTATCTTGCGTTTGCGCCTATTGTCTCTGCGGGCAGGATAACCGCGCGGGTCGCACTTCGCAACTCGGCACCTGCCCGACACACACCGTTTGAGAGAACACACCCATGAATCACGACCTAAGGACGATGCACTACCACCGAGCACCCGGCGAGGCGACCTTGCCGTCCGTTGCCGCGCTATTCCCGCACCTATATAAGGATAGCGACCCGCTACGGGGCGGGCTTGAGCTGCTTGGCTTCGAGGCGCACCACACCGACGATTGCCCGCACTGCCGAGACGGCTGCAATCAGGGTCTAGCCGCGGGGCCCGACACCCCTAGCCCCTCGTCCGCGGATTGCGCCTCACTAGTCGCCGATCTAATGGGCCCCGCGTCCCTACTGGTGCCACCTAGCGCGATCGGCTTGCTGGCCCTAGTGGCCCTATCACTAGGCGCGGCAACCGCCGAGACCCGCACACAACGCAGCCAGTTTGAGGTTAGCCTTGGGGGGTCGCTCTAATGGGGGCTCAGGAGCTCGAGCGCGAGCTGAGGGTCATGGTCGAGACGGCAGCCGAGACGGCGGTCAATGCGGCGGACTGGGTCACCGAGTCCGAGGTCACGGACCTAATCGATAGCGCACAAGAGGACTACGTACTCGAGTCCGATCTGCCGGACATGGACGAATATGTAAACACCTCTTCGATCTACGACTATGTGCACGACGCACTGTCTGAGCACTCGTCGGGCGAAAACCTATCGACGATAAACGACCACCTAAGCAGCGTAGCCAGAGGCAGCGACTGCAGCGACGGAAACCCATTTAGGGCTGCGGTTGTTGGTGTGGTTGCCGGACTGTTCGGGGTCGATGATGAGGGGCTGATGCA